GTTGCTCAAAGCTTTTTGGTAATCCCCAGACACAAACGATTTCACCACTACGGCGGCCGCCTGCGCACCACGGAGTCCAAACAGGCTGAACGCCTTAGACATATTAACGGTTTTGGTTTCATTGTCGTAGAGGATAGTGGAAAGAGACTTGAGAGTGCCTTGCCAACCGACCATGGCGGGGTTAATGTCGTTCAGCTTCAGGCCAACCGAAGCCAGCGCTTCTGCCAGCTTGCCGCTCGGCTTCACCATTTTGCTTAGGACCTGCCGGAATCCAGTACCAATGGTGGACGCCCGCAACCCGTTATTCGCAAGGGTCATCATCGTGGCGGCAGTTTCCTCAATGGATAACCCTGCCTGGGATGATGTAGCCGCCACATAATTAAAGGCGGTCCTTAATTTGTCGATGGTTAATTTAGATTTGTTGACGGCGTTCGCCATAACATCAACGATACGCCCGGACTCCGTGGCTGACATCCCGAAGGCTCGGATTGTCGTACTCACCAAGTCGGTTGACGTCTGCATATCGGACAGCGTGCCTGTGGCAAGCAACGCCGTATCCCGCATGGCGCTCATGGCTTCGCCAGCGTTCAAACCCGCTTGGCCTAACAACGTCATCCCGTCTGCGGCTTCAGATGTGGAGAACTTGGTATCCCGGGCCACCTGCTTAATGGTTTCGCCCATGGCCTCAATTTCAAAATCCGTTGCGCCGGTAATGGCCTGAAGGTTCTTCAGGCCCTGGTCATAATCAATGATGGCTTGGCCACCAGCTTTGAGGGCGTTTATGACGGAATAGATGGCGGTAGCAGCGAGGCCATAAGAGACCGTCACCTTCATGGCTCCCATGAAACGGTTGTAGGCACCGTCAATGGAACCTATTTGTTTGCCCAGGATGGTGAGAGCGCCGGTAGTTTTTTTTGTAGCAGTGGAAACCCCACCTAGCGCTTTGGCAGATTTATTCTGAGCAGCCGTTGCAGTGTTTAAGGTCTTCGTTGTTTTTCCAAGCGACCCATTAAGCTTATTTATGAGCATTTCAAGCTTCTGCACTTCAGCCTTAAACGTAGGCGAAAGTGTACCCTTAAACAAAACTCCTAATGTTAAGCTCTTACCGGCCGCCATAACAACTACCTCTTATCAATCCCTTCTTTGCCACCCAATGGCTGATCAACCTCAGCCCACGCCTTATGGTTCCCCATCATCTGCTCCGTCAATCGCTGTCTCTCTTCCATGGACAAGTGACTGTATGAATCCGGATCGCCCGGGACGCCTTTAGCCTTTGAAGCACGCTTCGGTTCACCCTGGCTTTGAGGTGCATCGTCATCAAGTTTAATCCCATGGAATCCTGCCTCCAGCTTCAGCCTATCCACCATCCTTTTTTCAGTGTGCTCAAACAGCACCAGCATCTGGCTAAATGTTACTCCTCCGTCTTGATAGGACTTTCGGTAGAAGTCGTCGAGCCGGTAGCCGTATCGCTCACAGACGGTGGTGACGGCCTCTCCGATTGAAACAGACCCGTCAGTTTCGCGGAGAGGCTCTTGAAGTTTTTTACAACTGCTCCGTAATTCACATCGAACAGCACATCAGCGAATTCAACCGCCTGGGAATTGCTCATATCCTCAAGAACGTCTGCCTTCTCGTCCGTGACCATCGTAATGATTTTGGCAAGGTTTTCCTGGATGAGCTGCAACACGAACTGCACGATAGCAATATCGCCATCCCCCTTCGCCATCTGCTCCGTTGCTGATTTCGTAACCATATCCGTCAACTTCAACTGATCCGACATGGACAGCGGATACACCGTGATCTTCCTTAAATTACGGATGCCAATCTCGACATCCGTAATCTGCGGATTTAATCTCTCTTGTTCTTCCGGCATGGTGTTTCTCCTATTCGGCCCGGGCACGATGCCCGGGCTGATTATTTTAGGTTTACATCAAGCTACGCCCATTGAATCGCACCAAGGGGCTTGTCATCCCAAATTGCGTTTCCACCAGATACGTCAGAGGTGGCGTTCTTGGACTCGAACATGACGGTTACAGCCGCAGAATCCTCGGAAGTGAAATCCGTTTCAACATTGGCCGACACCTGCGCTCTCGGAAAAACGAAGGTCATGGTATTGCTACCATTGGGGTAGGTGTAAACACCCTCTACCCGAAGGTAAGCAGGCGCAACACGACCACCCAGGACAATCTCTCCGGAATGGACATCGGCGTAACTACCAGAGGGGTCAATCCCGTTAGCGAGCGCCATGTTGTAAGGGGTGAGTTCTTTGAAAGCGCATTCAAGTGCGGCGCCTTCACGGATGGGGACGGTATAATCCTCAATCAGAGGAAAACCGGATTCGAGTTTGTACCAATCGGTGTTCCCAACGAACTTGGTACTTGCAAGCGCTCCAATGGAATCGCTTGAGCTTAGGGCCGGAGTGGGTGCTGCAATGTGAGTTGCTGATACGCCAACCCTAATTTGCATCAATCCAATGGCAATCGTGGAAGTATCTTTAGTGACGGGGCCTTGTCTACTCATGGTTTAACTCCTTTCAGCTTAATTTAACAAAGTTGTTTAGCCGGATGATTTCAGGCAAGCTGATTGTGGAGCTTCGGCAGGAAGCCGATTGAAGGGCCTACTTCTTACGCGGCATCATCGAAAGGGAAGTAGTTTAAAATGTTCATGTGGTTGCAGTTTCTCCTCAAACACTTAATCTTTAGGTTGCCGTGAACCCAGATATCCACAGGTGGATTCCCAGGATCGTTTGGATTCCGTCCGAAAACAAAATGATATAAGCCGTTTGGGGTTCTTTCTATTAACTTCTTACCACACTTCTCGCAAATAACAAAGCTTCTTTTATCCATATGGATCACACTTTCGCTGAAAATCTTAATCTACAAGTCAATATCTTATATTTTGTGCCATCCTCTGCTTCAAACTGCCTGCTTTCTGTAACGTCCTGAACAACCATGCCGCCGTCTAAAAGCGTCCATGCCCCGGATGCCCGACTGCGGTAGAACGCAATCCTGGCCATGCCGTCCGTTTTATCTCCGTCAACCAGGTACTTGAAGGTTTTATCCCGCAACTGCGCCAGCTTAAACCCTTCGCCATCAGAGCGAGTGCAGCAATAGATATTCAGGATATGGTAGGACATATCGCTCAGCTGCATATCCCCAAAATTAATGGATACCCATTTATCCACCGCATGGCCTTGGACGTTGGGCGTGCTCAAGTATTTATCGAAGGTTAGTTGGACACCATCGGTCGTATAGAGATTATCAACCCAATACTTTTTAATGGAATCTCTGATATTTGACTCTTTTGAAGTTGAATCTAATGCTGGCATGGCTCACTCCTATAAATATCCACTGCGACACTCGTAACTTTTCCGCATATTCTGCTTATCCGAATGTCGTCCACCTTAACGCCGGTCTCTGCCTCGAACTGTTTCATCTCCCGGGTAATCATGTCGGACAACCAATTAGCCCGTTGCTTGACACTGATATAATCCATGCTCAGCCTCCTTTTATTTCGCTCGACAAATCAGAAAGCGTCTTAAAAAACACATCCTTTAAATAGGTGGCGGCCTCGGCAAGCTCTGGCTTCTCGTCGCTGGCAAACTTCACCTCGGAGTTATCAAGCGCGTCCAGCACCAAGTTTACCTCCCGAATGCTCATGTCCAAAATTACATGGATGTCCTTCGGTTCCACGTTTATTATTTTCATTTTAAGATCCCAGATGCTTCCATAAACTCTAATGTTTCATCTTGCGCTATCGCTTCAGGATAATCTTCAGCTTTCAACAATATAAACCAGCGGCCTCTCATCATAACACCCATGAGCCCTTCAAAACGTTCCCTCCCTATGGTTATCTGTTTGATTGCTCCGTTTTCTAATGTAACGCCTTCTGGTATTTTTGTAAGCATGACAACCTTTGTGTTTTCCCACCATTCACCGCAGCACTTTATTTGATAATCTTCAAGGACAAACACATGATCTATTATTTCTTTGTACCCACTAAAAACTCTAACGACTCTCTGCGTTGGGATATTCCCACTTACCCGGTTCGTTTTTAATTTCGGGCAAGATCCTTCCCACGGAATTTCAATGCGCCGTGTAACCGTCAGCCCAAACTCGAAGGGAGATCCAATCTCTTCGTAATCACCATAATCGCTCCCCAACCGGATAAACCCAAAATCACCGAGAGCTAGTTCATTTAAAAACGCATCAACAGCTTGGACAATCGGATCGTCATCGTGCCAATCGTAGGATAAATATACCCCTATGTAAGCGCCATCGGGGTTTTTAAACGAAGACTCGATGCTTGGCTCCAGTCCCGCCAGCGCCTCAGAGAACCCTTCAGCGCGCTTCTCATCAACGACTATCGCTATTTTGTCTGTATTCTCATTGAACATATATTTCTCCTCGCGTCTCGACTGTGGTAGAAGGTGATGAGGAACCGATTCCCTTGTCTCCCTTACTGTTTTTAGCATATCCGTTTACGGATATTTTGTCAAGGCTAAAAAGCAAGTCAGATTACCGCCAATCGGCCTCCATCCTTTTCATGAATGCGTCTATGCGCTTCTTCCAGCCCGCATTCTTATATTCTTCCATGGCAGGCTCAAAAACAGGCCGCTTCTTCTTCCCGTACTCTACCACCCTGCCGTACATCTCGATGGATTTTGCATCACCTTCAGGGCCTTTCTTGCCCTTGCCATGCCAGGACTTTCCGCCTGAGTCCATGGCGCCGGGATGCACACCACCCAGGTATCCTTCGCCGAATCGGTACGACCCAAGAGACCGCACCAAGTCACCTCTTAATCGCCACGGGGACGGATATCCGCTCCATCCGTATTCGTATTTCCAGTTTCGGTAGCGCTTCGAATATCCAGGGCTGGGCGCACGAAGCTTCATAATCTTTTCAGTCACAAGCTGATAATAATCAGTGGCGCAGTTAAACTGAAGCGTATCCATACCCTGCACCTTCACCGTTGTTTGAAGCCGGGCCAGGGCCGCCTTTAATCTCGCAAAATCGCTCTGGTTTATTTCAACTTTTATCATTTGACATCACCCACCCGTTCAACACCGTTTCGAACTTGACCTCACCTTCCGGCATCAAAGAACCCTTCTCAAGCGTGATATTTTCCCTGAACAGCCTGGGAGACCGAGACGCCTTATCTCCGCCTTTCATCCTATACAGAACCAACACATCAGCATCCGTGTGCTCTATAAACACCTTCAGCCCTTCAAGAAGCTGTTCGTCTATGTGCTCATCATCGTAAATTACGCCGTACCAATCATGCTTGGAATCCGTCCCATTGATTTCGTCCAACGATTTAACAAGGTGAACTTCGCCCTCCAATCCTGCAAAAGAATCGATTGATGCTTTCGGGTCTTTCGCGTCAGCACATGATTGAACGACAAACAGGGTTATCATTTGGTTCCTTTTCTGAACACTACATCCAGGGTGCAGCTTTTATTGAGAGGGATGGTATTCACCTGAATAAGTTCTAGCCCCTTCAACCTTGGGGTAATCCGCTCAATAAATGGAACTCCGACATTCACACGATGAGAGGGATTGCCACCGTCTTCGACAGTAGGATAGCGTCCCCCAAGCATGTCAGGCAAAAGCAGCACAATCACGCCACCTTTTTTCAGCAGCTTGGCCCATCCCAGCAGACAATCTATTATCGCTCCTTCCGTGGGCAGGTCCTCCAACATATGAGAAGAGAATATGTAATCCACAAGGCCATCGGGGGCAAACGTGACAGCATCACCTTTGATGACATCTTCACCTACCTGCTCAACCGCTATTGGCTGAGGTGCTTGATCAACATGAAGGCAATCGTCTTTCAACAATGGACAATTACCACAGCCCATATCAAGCCCTTTCCCGATTAAGTGTTTCTCCACAAACGAAATGTTATATTCGAAACTCGGTCTAATGTTATCGAGTACCGTCTGCAATCCCGTCATTCCCATCTTACACTCCTTGATTTACAGCCAACGCGTGAGCATCCCATAGGTCCCGATATTCTTGAGATAATCTTGACGTAAGGCCCGGTTTAAAAATGTAATGCAGCATCCGGATGTCATCACATTTCTTGTTCGTTACTGTCGTGTATTTCCCGTGAAGCTCGGTTATGTCGCTTTTGTTAAAGTATTCGTTATAAACGGCCTGGTCCCGCCCCCATGTCCCAGGCTGTTTTTGATGCTTCAATACGGCTTCATATGTTCCCGTATTAAGATACTTCTTCCCGACACATATGAACCCACCAAAGAACTGTTTTCTCGGACTTTCCCATACCATGCCGAGGTCAGTAGCCGGCAAATCAGCCAAGCTCCCCAGGCAGATAACGTCGGCATCGCTGAATATTACCCTGTCATACCCTTTGATATTGAACATTTCATGGCTCCAATAACCGGGCCATTCTTTGTTGTGCTGTTTGTATTTCGCTGTATCTACCTTATGGATTATCAGGTTTTCGTACAATGCGTGAAGCTCATCAAGGCTGCCGTCTATTGATAGATGGTCATCCATATCAGTGCAAAATATATAACACGGGATATCGAGGCCGCTATTCATCTGCAAGCTCCGCAGAGCAACTTGCGCCATAGTAAAGTAATTACATGCGTGACGCTGGTTCTTGGTGACAACCATGGCAAAACAGGTTTTCACATTATCTCCTTGATAAACATATATTCTTTATCATTTAAAGAAGCATAGAAATCGAATCTATGCTCAAGGCCCCTGTCTCCCAGGCATTCCGTCATATGACCTTGGATTCGTTCTTCTGGATTATCACTTGCTAAATATGTACGGAGGCCAGCAGGTCTTTTATTGTCATTCTTTGGCACATCTGCTACCCAATACCCTTTTTCCATCAACCCCTCATAGGTGCCTCCAGATATACGCCATCCGGGGGCTTTAAATCCTTTGGTAAGCCCTAACCGTTCAACCCTATCAAGGCAATCCAGTGCTTCAAGCTTGGTCCAATTCTGACATTCAGGCCCATCATGACTCCAGCCATGCGGGATCATATCGACCCACGGGATTTCCTTTATTTCTTCAAGCCAAACAGGGGAACACCTTCCAACGATAGTGAAAAGGTTTACTTTCAGTTGCGGTATCTTTTCTTTCAATTTAAACAATAAATCTCGCCTATCGCAATTAAGCCCTAGTATGCCATTTTCACAAAAATCATCGAACTCTAAGATATAGGGCATTATATCCATCTCGTTATTTCTTTTACCGTTTTACGAAAAGTGAAATCTTTAACATCGATTCTGCATTGTGCCGCAATTTCATTTCTTTTATCAGGATAGCGCAAAAAATAGTCTACCTGTGCTGTTAATTCGTCCAGGTCTTTATATGTTGGAATAGCCTTGGATATGTCTTTAAGCCCTACGTTTTCGTCTGATATGCAGAGGCACTCGCTACTCCTAAAAATGTCCAAAATCCTAACAGCTACAAACCCGGCTAACCTCATGTCCTCATGCGCTGAGTAAAAGGACAATCGCCCTTGGCTGAAAAGACTACCTAAAGAACGGTTGTCGATGTAATCACCTTTATAATCGACCTTATTTATCAGATCGCCCAAAGCCTTATCCCATCCAACACCTACGAGGCAAATCCTATATTTGCCAGCTTCTATAAGGCGCCTCACCGCGTCAATTCTTTTCCCATGCCTCATCGCCCCTACAAAGATTATGTCATACTTAATCTCTCTCCGAGGACCGAACCCTTTTGACGATGCACCCAGCAAGACTGAGGTTTTATCTCTGCCTGCCATAAAGCTATTTGAAAGAACAAATATGTGTTCAAACTGTTTTGCGAATTCAGGCCACTCGCTGCTCTCCACTAAGTCCGGGTGGGAATACACCCAACAAAACCTTCGGGGCGCCGACATACGATGCCCCGAGGAATACAACCCAAATAGATAAAAATCCAAGTCAGCATTTTCTTTTACGACTTCGTACCCCTGGATAATGAACGCTGCTTCTAAGTCTCGTTTCACCCAATAATCGCCATCTTTTATATTGTTCATGCAGTCCGACAACGATATTATCCGTATTTTCATGATGCTCTACCGGCGTGTGCTAAATAAGAGATTTTCCTAACCCTCTTCAGCCCCAGAGAATCCCAAAATGGCCATAAGAAGGATTTAGTTGTGTGCTCTTCCAAAAACCGTATCCCTCTCTCTTCCATCATCGGGATGCCTTTTAAGATTGAATATTTATAAAAACCTTTTTTTCTGTGCTTTGGGTTGCATATCCCTGTATGAAATATCCCTGTACTGATTTTGTCATCAACTATAAAGAAAACAGTAGAAACAACTTTTCGTCTTTTCGTAATGAAGAATATATGTGCATTCCCTGGGACATTCCATTTGACCCCGGTTAACGATTCCCATTGTTTAACCAATGCGTTAGGCACCTCCGGCTCATCAAAAGACATGGACTTATACCCTTTTGCGAGGATAGGTTCCGTCAGATTCAAGTCGGCTATCCGCCCTTTGAAAAACACATTACCCCTTCCGAAACAGACTCACGCACCCAACCATTTCTGCGATACATCTTCATCGCTTTGCTATTTTCAGATATGATATAGCCGTATAGTTTATGCAAACTTAGACGTTCGAAAGCATGCTCCTCAACTTTCTTCAGTATCATTCCACCCAGGCCAATCCCTCGGTATTCCGCTTCACCAATATACACCCCGGGGTCAGCACTTAGGCTTTGAGTATCGATTCCGTTCAAAGAGGCATATCCGATATCTACGCCTTTAAAATTAACAATCCAGTAGATATCACCTCTTTTGCTCATGCCTTGATACCATTGCTTTTGGCTTTCTTCCGTGATGACCGGGTCTGTAAGGAGGTATTTCGTCACTTCGGGTGACATCCGCCATAGGCGTACTCTTTCCAAATCAGACTCTTCAATGTCTCTAAGCGTTATCATTTATGAACTTCTCAGCCAGTTTATTGAACGTCCAGTTCTCAAGAACCTTCTCCCGCCCCTTCATGATAATCTCATGACCTTCCATGATATGTTTTTGATAGTATTTGATCTTAGCAACCAAATCATCGATGTCACGCCACTGGATAATCTCATCGGATTTAAACACGCCGGACAAATCAAAATCTGACTCTATGTAGATAAGCCCCGTCGCAAGAGTGTTCGGCAGTCTCGTAGAAGAATACCTGGTTCGCGGAAGCTTTTCGTTGTAGAACATGCCGATGCTTAAGGTATAATCCTTTGACAGCTCCACAAGCTCTTTACCAAACTTTACAGGGATATTCCCACCGCTCCCAACAACGTCAACTTTTATCCCGGCCTGCCCCAGGGCAGCAATCACGCCTTTTCTATATGGCGTTAATGCACCAACAAATAAGACAGTATCGTTCTTTTTATGTTCAACTAATTTAAAGATGTCTTCGTCTGTGGGGTGCAGCACCCAATTAACTTCTGATCTCCACATAGGAGTTCCATATAAGGCAGCCGAGTAAATCTTTAGTTTAGGAATGCCAGCGTCCAACAAATCATGATGAAATTGAAATCTCTCCGGGTATGCGTCTCCAAAAAAAACACTAACCGAACAGTCTGTTTTCGCCTGAACAGCTTTAACCTCAGCCACGGTTATAGGGTTGTCCCTGATAGAAGAAGCCCCTTTGCAGCTTCCTCCTAAGTGAAGATGATCAATCTTATCCGGGAACCCACCAGCGCTTATATCCCCTAATGACAATTCTCCATATCTACGGAATGCGTTTTGCCATGGGGTATTTGTAGTACCGTGTAAGTTCCTGTAATGTATTTTTGGGTTTACCTTCGGGGCCACTGCCTTCTTAGGCGTGCGCTTCTTAGTGCCTTCCACCTTGGTAGTACGTTTCTTCGCTCGTGCCTTTACCATTATGATTTCTCCTGCTAAATGAATTAATAGCTCCGATCACTGTATCCACCTCAGCATCTGTCAACCCCGGATGCATCGGCAACGATAGGATTTCCTCAAAGTATTTCTCGGCATTTGGAATGGTTGGGATATTCCCGTAACATTCATATAAATGAATCGGTTTATAATGGACTCCGGTCATAATCCCTCGGTCCTTCAGGTAAACGCTCAAATCGTTTCTTCTTTGACACCTGATACAATAGATATGCCAGGAGGACTTAGAATCGTCCGTATCCATCATTGGGGTTTCAACATCCAACAGCCCCTTGGTATATCTTTCGGCTATTTCTTTTCTTCGAGCATTCATCATTTCAAGCTTCGATAGCTGAACCAGGCCGATAGAGGCCGCGATATCGTTCATGTGACATTTTAATCCTATCTCGCCCACTGAATATTCCCACCAATAACTCTTGTTTTGATCGCTCCTGTTCCATGTGGATTTATCAATCCCTAACCACCTGAGCTTTTTGGCCCTCTCGTACATCTCTTCATCGTCCGTGGTGATGGCCCCTCCATCCCCCATGGCCAAATTCTTTACAGCATGGAAGCTGAAAGCCCCCATTGTCCCGAGACTCCCGCATCTGGCCCCTTTATAGACAGCTCCAGCGGCATGGGCGGAATCTTCTATGATAGGTATATCCCCGGCGATTTCTTTCAGCCGATCCATGTCTACAGGCCGTCCAGAATAGTGGACAGGGATGATCGCCTTTGTTCTTTTGGTAATCTTTCGAGCAACATCCTCCAGGTCAATTAATAAATTATCGTCCACATCCGCGAATATGGGTTCTGCTAGATTATATTTCACTACGTGAGCGGTCGAAACAAACGTCATTGTGGGGACAATCACCTCGTCCCCGTGATTAATTCCCAATAGCTTTAACGACAAGTCCAAAGCCGCAGTTGCAGAATTGAGTCCAACCGTATAACGGCACCCAATGTATTCAGAGAATTGCTTTTCGAATTGTTCCGTCTTTGGACCCAAGCCAATCCATCCAGATTCAAAGATGCTCCTCAAGCTCTCCAGCTCCTCATTTCCCATATATGGCTTAAATAGACTAATCATCTCAAGCCCCGTACATCGCGAATTCAGGTGCCAGCCTGGCCTCAAAAACATCCGGCTCTAAGCCGAGCGTCTTGCGCCTTGCCTGCGTGGTGGCCCAAAGGATTTCAATATTTTCTCGGTCCCTAGCGTCTGCCTTACCGTGGTAGTGAATGATGTCCGTCCGCTCCCGGGTAATTTGTTTTTCCGGACCGATCAAGACGTGATGTGGAGAATTGATGAAAAACATCTTCGGGTCTCTCCGGATTAAACGTGCCTGCCAATCGGGGTACTCCCCTATAGTGTGTGACGGCACCGGGAACCCTTGCTCATCCAGAAGCGCAAAGGGGGAATCGTCATGGCGCATGGATTCATGCGATATCCGAGACACGCAAACTACGTCGGCGTCCATGGGCATGCCATCCTTATCTACGCTTTCAAGGAAGTCTTTAAGCTCATCGGACATCTTTTCATCAAAATCCAGGATGAAGCAAACTTCACCCGTTGGAATGTATGTCAAAGAAATGTTCCGCTGCATACTCTGAGCCGCATGATACCCACGGTCATAAAAATGCTGGTACACTTCGCATTTCGGCCATTGGTTCAGCTTATGAACGGTGAAGTCCTGGCTGCCGCCGTCGATAACAATCACCCTGGACACCCAGTCAAGATCGTGGAAGTCGCTAATCACCGGGTCCACCATCTTCTCTTCGTTTAACGATTGCATTAGGATGATCATATTAATTTCTCCAAAGCCTTTTTAACGATAAGCGGTGAAATGGTATTGATGCACGGGGAATTACACTGCTCGTTACGCCCCCAGCAATGGGTCATGCTTTTGCACACCTTCAGCATGTCCGGCTTCAGGTTAATGATTTTACATCCTTGGACTTTGGGTTGGACCACCCTCGGCGGCGCCGGACCATAAACGACCACGGCATCCGTTCCAACAGCACCGGCCAGGTGAGACAAGAAGCTGTCCACGACAACAGCCGCTTTTGCGTGCTGCATGATCCAAGCTGATTCTTGCCAAGTGGTCTTTCCACGAAGATCGACCGCACCCTCACATCGCAAATCACTCGGGCCTCCCAACTGAATAAATTTCTTATCACCCAGGCTTTTAATGACTTGATCCATATGCGGGTAAGATCGATACTCTTTGCTTCCACCCGTTGTATGCACCACGATGTAATCGGTGTAAGAACCCCAGTGGGTTTCCCACCATTGGGGGCAAACGGGGGCAATAAAGATATCGTCCGATTCAACCTTCGTGAAATACGGATACATGCTGTGTAAAGTCACATCTAAATTGTTAAACCCGCCGTTGATGATATGTTCACCATGGGGGTTGTAGACGACCTCATATCGCTTCAGGTGCCGTTCATCCCACTCGATAATTTCGTCAAGATACGGGTTCCCAAAGACCACCCCTGCAAAGACCTTCTGGGTCATATAAACCAAGGGCATATCCGGATGCCGTTCCTTGATTCCCTTAAAGCACTGGGTCGTCATGAGGACATCCCCGGCAGAAGAATGCTGGGCGAACAGCACCGCTTCAATCTTCTTCTCAGATTTTCGTTTCTTGCCAGCTTCGTTCAGGAGGTCGTTGATGTTGCTCACATCAGCCACCCAGTTTTTAGAAACGTCCAGCCCGTTCTGAATCATGTCTTTTCGATCCGAATCAGCAACCGACAAAATAGCGTCTCGGATATCTTCCACTCGGCAAGCCTTGGATTCCACAGAATCGTTCCGGCCTTCCATGCCACCCATCGGTATATACGAAAGGTCCTTGCACAAAACCATGAACCCGGCATCTTTTACCAGTTCCGACTGAGCCGTGGTATCAGATGCAACCACAGGCGTTCCGCAAAGCATGGCCTCAAGAGGTGTCCATGATAAACCCTCTTGCATACTGCAATTCACCAGGCAGTCAATGGCATTGTAAATACCCGGCATTTTCGATCGGTCGTAAGAAACGTCTGGTTGCTTGGCCACCAGGTCTCCATTGACAGCGCCGTTGGCTTGAGCAATCTGCTTCAGGTTATGGTATCCGTTCATGTCAGTATGGAGATAAAGGACCATCTCAGGGTTGGTTTTCTTCGCTTCAAGAAACGCCTTCACAAGACGCTCGGGGGATTTCCGAATCTGGTTCTTTCCGACAAACCCGAATATCGTTTTACCTATCGGGATGTTCGGGAATACTTCCATCCTTGCAGTGAATTTATCGGACGGGACAAATGTTTCCCAACCGTTTAATCTAGGCCGATAATACTGGATTTTAGGCACGTGAGGTTTCAGCTGATCGTAGCCGTACTGGGAATAAACGCACGGGAAGTCAAGATCATTCAGAGGTCCTACCCAGCTTTTCTGGAGGTCCCAGGTATCGTAAGGGAATATCGCAATCCACTTGAACTTCTTCGCGTCCCGTAAAGACCGGATGGCGTTCCAAGCCGATAGGTATCGCCAGAAGTCTATGCCGACCATGCACAGGTAATCGAATTGCGTTTCTTGAATAAGGGAGATAAGGCGATTAGTTCCCCAGTAATCATTGGAGGTCGTACCGTTCACAAGAGTGTAGGGCAGCGGGTCAAACAGAACCGCAGAGGGGTTGGTTTCGTTCACAACAAAGCAGGCAGCCTGATATTTGTCGTGGTCAAGGTCCGACAAAATCGCGGCCAGCATGTTGGCATTTCCAGTTGTTCCGAGAGGGTTTTCACCCACGAAGAGAACTCGTTTTTTCATTTCTTCCTCCAGGAGGATTGTTGTTATCTTCTGTCTTCTTCGACTATGAGCACGTCCACGTTCGGGTAACGCCTTGGGTCAATGGTCGTGACCATGTAATACTCGCCTGCATACGGTGTCCATCTATCCAGGACTTGGGCACCTATTGATTGGGATATAAGAACCTCGTTCTTGTTTAACCCTATCAGCGCCAGTTCTTCATCTGTTGCCATGTCATTCCCGTAAAGCGCCGCCACGTGCATGGCGTCACAGTCACTCTTGATGACTTCCCACTCAGTTTCTTTGTGGTATGAATTGTTATCCCAGGATTCGCCGCTGGGCCTTGACAATTCGCCACTTGCAATGTTGCATTTATAGAGAACCGTATCGTAATAAACAGAAGCGTTCTCGAACAACTCAGGTAACATATTCGTTACGAGGAAACGGGTATCGGTGACATCGAACTCAATAACATCGCCCGTTGACATCTGAGTATCATAAGATGCCATAAGCTTGCGAAATGCTTCGATAGTTAGGGGCTTGGTTACTTGCGTTGAGAATTCAAGAATCCCGTATTCTCCTGAAATATTCCCAGCGTCTTGGAGGATTGTGAACGTAGCGCCAACATCTTCAATGGCACCTTTTATGTCATTGCCAACGCTCATTTAAGAACCCGGAGTAATTATGGTTTCATTGTAATCACTGTAAGTCATATCCCGGCCAGTCTGGGGCTCCGTCTTAAACCCGGCATCAATCTTCGAACCAGCCAGCTCATAGGCTGAGACACCAGCAAACTCAAAAGCGTTCTCTTCCTGAGCCTTCTCGAAGTTCTTATCCATCACATCTATAATCCGCATGTAATGTTCGAAACGATGGTTAAGATAAATGGCCTTGAACCGAAATTTAGCCGCCGACTCAGACATCAGAAAGAAAAACAAATGTCGTTTAGAACGATCCAGCAACCACTTCAGCTTAAACTCGCCAGTTTGCGGAAGGTCCCATCCGGTATCGCGCTCGGCAGCGTCAATGGCGTTTCCGTAATCAGCGTCGGCAAGGCTGGACGTTAAGCCCTTCACCTCAGCCTGGAGCTGCGTGATCATCTCAGTCCTGGTCATCTTCTTTCACCTTCTCAAATTCTTTAATGATCAAAGCTATGGATTCATCGTTGGGAGTGCTTTTGCCAGAGCGCCACCTGGATACGGCCTGATACGAAACTCCAAGTCTCTTCGCTGCGGCTGAAATGGACGGACTTTTTTGGATTATTGCTTCCAGCTTGGGTAGGTAGGTTGTTTCAGGCAATGGAACGTCTAAAAGCTCCACTTTGGGTTCTTCAAACCCGGTAGGCGCGATATTGGTATCATCGAGCCACGGGGTCTCTTCCACATCCTGTTCGATTTTTGTTTCAGTCACAGCAAAGGGACTCTCTGCCAGGACACGCACAACGGTCGACCCGTCACGCACTTCTCTTAAGATGTTATCTGGAATCGGGGAAACGGCATCGTCAAACACCGTCCCCTTCCTCCAGATTTTAGCACCTTTTAACGTAACTAAAATTTCGACTTTCATCTGCCGATTGCTCCTATTGGTTATGCGGGTTCAAACACCACGGCAATAGCGAAGGTACACATCTCAGTTGTGGGAGAAGCGGTCCTCGTCAAAGTCATGTCATAAGTCAATACATCGCCGTAGGACACATCGTTATTGTCACCGTCCATGGCGCATTGGGTGACGCCGGTATCAGCATCATCCTTTGTGGTTTTATTCGTGCTGGCCTCACCGCTCACATGAGCAATCACAGGCGCTGTGTCCAGGCACGAAGTACCGTTAATTTTAACATCAGCGGTAACGGACAGCGTATCCGAATCGTCCTTCCCGCTCGCTCCAACAGACAGCCAAACATCGGAGATTTTGCCGGCAATATTGCAGGCGCCCAAAGCTCTACCGGGCGAACTGGCCGAAAACTCCCCTGAAATAACCGCCATCATGGGCGATACTTCATTCGCCGCCCACTGCTTCCTTGCTCCGATGCTGGGGTATGGTCCACGTCTCTGTTCCATCAGATCACCCCCTAATTCACTGTCAGTTGATAAACAGCGTCCTCATGATAAAGCACGGGAAGTCCCTTATCTTCAACTCGCAGGAAGATACCGTCCGGGTCTCTAACCACCCAGCGGTCAATCTGCTGCCCCCATCTACGATCCAGCTCATGCGGAGCCTTCATAAACTCGGCAATGGGTTCGCCATCCACGTTGTCCGCCCACATGGTAAACTTATCCGTGGGGATAAACTTTTTGGTCATGTAAACGTAATCCTCGGTCGCCTTATAAGCAGACGCCAAAGTACCTGTTGCCGTAAGAGTACCGGCATTGGTGTTCACAGCGGAAATGGTTATGGTTTCAGTGGTTTTTGCAGACACGTCCAAAACAGTCAGGGTTCCACCCACCTCAAAGTCCACGGTTGAATCAACCGAAACGGTGTGCGGCCCAGCACCGGCTGCCAGGGCAGACGTCAAATACGCCCTGATCTGGTACGCTTCGTCATACTGGTACATATTGCCAATTCCCAGCAAGCTTCCAATCACGCCTGTCGGATTAGCGAACAAGTCGCCTTGGCCGTATGAAGATTTCTGCATGAGGGTCTGGATGGTATCGTCGAACAGCAGCATTTGCAGAACTTCGCTGGTGAAAATCGCGTTGTTCAACACACCGGCGTTAGCATCGCTAACCACCTGCTTGGCATCGAAGATGTCTTCCAGGATGTTGCGCTTGGTCCCTGCATCCCACTTGTAGTCGGTCGCAAGGGTCACTTTGTTGTCATCAGGAATACCGTAGTCCAGGGTAATGTAAACCCCGTTCTTGTCCTTATAGGTAAACCCGTCGTTACAAAGCATCTGAGCCAGCATCCACTCTTCTCTGCGGTAGCTCCGGTTCCCAAGGTTTCGCACCTGGTTCCCGAGGGTCCTGGCTGATTTTTGATACCTGCGATCCGTACCGGCCTCGCGGATATTGTTCAGGAAGGACGAACCAAAAAAGGTACGCTCTTTCCAGAATGCCGCATGAGCTGAGTTTTCCCCAACTCCCGGGATGGCCACGGCGGGCGCTTCAGCGTCCTCAGCCGCAAATGGGGTTAACCCCCTACTGCCGATTTGGGATTCCCATTCAATGTTGTCCGACTCGTAGTTCACAGTCTTAAACATTCCCTTGAGAATCAGGTTCGGCGGCATCATATACTTCGTGATCAGCTTGTTCAGCACGGTTAATCGAAGTGCCGAAATGTCATTGATTCCTATAGGCATATCAATTCACCTCCTTTCTTATATGATGAAGTACGGATCGCTGTCGGAAGAACCTGTAAGGTCCGTCACAACATCCGCGTTATAGTTGTAAAGGCTTGAGGAATAGAGCATAGCGTTTTTAATCACTATCACTCCCTGCCCGCCCTTGGCGTTTTCGCCAGTTCCGGTATCCACTGCGGCTTTCAGCACACCAGTTGCAGCTACCCATGGATCTGTAGCATAGCTCTGGATCGCAATCACAGCACCCTTGGCAACGGTTTCCGAATCAAAAGCATTCGTCACCGTAATCTTTGCCATATGGGTGTAAGTGGTACGGTCAATGGCGGTAATGGCGCCCAGGTCCGTGTTACTCAGGTCACTGTCACCGGCAACCAGATGATCGCCCACAGCAAACTTGTAACTGTCGTCCATGGTTACATAACCATCAGTTCCCGTATCCGGATTAGTCACCAAAAAGGCAGCACCAAACAAGTTGGCAATACCCGCAGCAACGTTGCCCACTGCATCAAGGCCGGTATAAGGCACATGCTGACCAACCCTGTCGGTACTTTCCGTGATGATACCCATGATGGCTCCGGCTTTAACAATGCCATAGCCTGCGGGGATCGTAATCGCTCTCGCGAACGCTTTGTCAGGATCGCTGTAGAAGAGTTTTCGCAAATCCTCCTGCCCGCCCCTGAAAATATATGGAGTTTGTCCTAACGGCATATCACTTCACCTCCTTTCTTTTTCCACCTGCGAGTTCAAACAGGCTGTCGGCCAAATCTTCATCGGCCTTGGCTTCGTGTTTCGCTTTGACGGTTCCTTCGTCCTCAACATCCTTCGAGGAGAATCCGGTTCCCATCACCTGAGACGTAGCGCCCCTGGTTTCCCAATCTTCCACTTCGGCTTTAACGGCCTCGGTGAACCCGGCTCGATCCAGAATTCCGTCCTGGACGAACTTTTCGTGGGATACCTGAACCTTCACCTTGTCGTGAAGACGTTCCGGAATATCGCTTCCACCCAGTGCTTCGGCCCAAATTGCGTTGGCCTCAGTCTTGATTTCACGCTCCTGACGAATGGCTTCCGATTTTTGCAGACCTAAGACGGAATCCTGCAAAGAACTATTCTCTGCTTTCATCGCGGCTTCTTTCTGGCCAAAATCAGTGGAAAGCTTCTGCTCAACAGAACTTTCAACCTCTGCCACCAGTTCGGGGTACTTCTCCCTCAATTCCTGTGCGTTCATGATTTTCACCTCCTCCTCTGTAAGATTTTTGGTTTCTTTTTCGGCTGACATATCTATGCCCTCCTCGTTTTGGGATTGCAGCAAGGCTGCATCACCATGTGAAAGGTTTACATTAAGATCAGCCAATATCCTGGAAGGGACATCGCTGAAGGCAAGCACCTCATCGGCAAGTTTCTTAGACACTGCTTTCTCGCCCATGAACATCGCCGCTTGCGTAGCCATGACCTGCGCTTCAGGGATACCCCTGTTACGTGCAACGGTTTTGACGAACAGCTCGTAGTGATCTGTCACTTCGTCGTCCAGCATGGCCTTGGCCTCATCTGACAAAGGCCCATGCGGGCTGAGATCGGCTTTCCGGTCTCCTTTATATATAGTCGTGTATTTCATGCCGGCCTTGGCATCCGCTTCGGACTGATCACGGTGAACCGCAATCACGCCGATGGACCCTACATGGCCAGTTCTGGAAAGAAAGATGGTATCGGCCGCAGACGCAATGGCATACGCCGCTGAGAAGGCGCTCTCGTTGGCAACGGCGTAGATGGGCTTATCTCCCCGGGCCTCATAGATTTCGTCCGACAAATCCATAACGCCGGACGCTTCACCACCCGGGGAATCGATATCCAGCAGGATGGCATCGCTGTCCGATTCGAGTGCCGCCCGAAAATCGTTTCGGATGGAATCGTAGGTCGTAAGGCCGCTCATGGCATCCAGGCCGTGAGTCCTGTTCACCAAAGACCCGTGGACCGGCACTACGCTGATGTTTTTCGAATCAATGGTTTTACGACGATTTGTCTGTTTATATTCGACCTGTTCCAAGTCGGCCTCATAACCAATCCGGTTCCCGATCACGCCCAGAATTACGTCCAGCTTATCCGGAAGAATCATTAAGGGTGTGTTGATGACCTTACTTGCCAGTCGGCTTAGGATTATCTTGTCCAATTTTATTTCTCCTTACCCTTTCCCTCTTTTTCCTGCTTTTCAGGCGCCGTGCCGCCCCTACCTTTATTCTGTCTGTCCCCCTGGCCACTTCCATCCTTCTTGGGTTCCCCTGGTTTCGGTTGCGCCGGTTCAGCCTGCATCCTCTCCTGAATGCCCTCGGCGTCCATGGCCAGCGGTAATTCCGGATACAGCTTCTTTTCCGTTTCGTACTGGAGCCTGAGCTTTCTGAAGTTCCCGAAGCCCATCTTCCTGGTTAATTCGCTCAAGGGGATTCCGGCCGTATCGTGCAATGAAGCGTGCTTGCTCCCAAAGAACGCTCTGGAACGCGCCTCGGCGTCGTTCACCTCGCTCGTTGGGAAGTTGATGTCGATTAGCGCCTCTGGTTTTCTCTTGACCTTCTTAAATGTCGGTTCCTGGTTCTTAAAGGAAACAGCCTCTTCCACCTCAAAAACGTCCGGAAAGTCGCTCACCTTGCTTTTCAGGAAGAACACGCCACTCCAGAAATCGAATCGGAGGAACTTTTCCCAGTAGCAGACCTCATCGCTTATCCGGTCGCTCATGGGGCCACGGGATTCCTTAACGGATGCAAAGGTGCCGCTTGATGTTCCACTGGAAACATCTGCCGGTTCATTCAGGCCGCTCGTCACCTGTTGCAAGATGTCCGTATCGCTGTCCGATATATTGGGGAGGTTTGGATTTAAGACTTTGGCTTCCATGTTGGGACCCAGCACCAAAGACCCGCCAGGTGTCTTTGGTGCCGCAATACCCGTTTTCTCCTTGTCGGCGTCCGACATCCTCAGCCATTCAATCCAGCTCCTGATATCCGTAAACTGAAACGCCCACATATACGCTCCAGCCGATTTCTTGTGGTCAATCTCGTACTTCTTGAGGTTCTCCCAATAGTTCAGCCACTCCAGGATGGTTCGGACGTGGCCGATGTTTCGTTTGGTGATATAAGACTGGTCCCACTCGATGATGAACCGCTTAAACCCGCCGATTTCCTTGAACTTACGCCTTCGGCTGTTCTTCAGCGCTTCAGCGTTAAACCCCTTCTGCTTCTTGGCAACGGACATTAATTCGGGGTATCTGGCTATAAATATGGAGGGGATTTGTTCGTCGATCCCTTTCGCATCGTCCTTGATGCAATAGATCAACGGCATAGTCGTTTTGGAGGGGTGATAGATGATACCGCTATCCACGGTTCCGCTCTGGACACAAGTCGGGTCTATGAAGTCAATCTCGATGAAACCATCGTCGTGGACGGTCGCGCAAAGCCGCAACTCGCCTTCCACCTTGGCCCTGACCACATACTTCGGCCAGAAGTTGTAAAGGCGGTTCCGGTGGTCCAGCTCAATCTCTTCGATGGCGTCCTGTATTTGCTGAATGTCCGAACTGGTTTCAAACCCGTAGCCGGCCATTCGGCCGCCAAGACCACGGATGGCCGTATTGACCTGGGGAGTTCTCTGGAACTTCAGCCAGCTTTCTTCCTGGAGCCGTTCCCGGGTATAAGCAGGATCGTCCTTGTCAGACGAACCAGAGGCTGAAAAACCGTCCGGATCAGTGGCGCCGCGATAAGACCCAGAGCTTGAGTCATACTGCCACGGGGCGCTCATGCTGATGGAGGGGAACTCCCGCGCCATTGCTTCGAGGTATTTATCCGGTATATCGTCGAGTGTAAGTTCTGGGTCTATTTGTTTTTCTTCAGTCACATAGTCACCATAAAAAAAGCCCGGGTCAGGGAGAGAAGGGGAACATACTCTTCCTGGTCCAGGCTTTCGAGAAGCTCACTTAGTGGAGGGTTTTATGTGGCGCTTGAAGCGCTCAAACTACCTGTTAAAGATGATTCTGGCTCTAAACTGGCTAGAATCTGTTCTTACATCCGCACTTCTTACATTTAATTGTGAACCCGTGCTTTTTATTTAAAAATGATGTTATCGCAAAAAACAAGACCCCGTCACATCTGACACAGCACACCTTTCTTGGCCGCTGATCCTCTTTTTTATTGATGTAATCATCGTGAGATTGCGTTCTTGCGACCATTCTTTAGCTATCCAGTTTTTATGTTATCCAAATGAATATCCATTTGTCAAGTAAAAAAATGCAGTTATGGATATTTCTTATCCCAACCAGGCCAGTTTATGGGGCCTTCGATTTTAGTAACCTCCCTGAAGGTGCATTTCTCACAGTCATTCACATATCTCACGGGAGGAATGCAAAGGTGTCTGCCGATGTCCCATCTTAAGGCTGCTCCGCATCTTCTACAGATTACGATTTCGTCTTTCATGGCCCGGACTCCCGCCAATTTTCTGAAATCTCATCCTGGGTTGGGACATCGCTTCTACAACCTCGATAAGCCACTTCAACGCTTGAACTCCTACCGCACTCCTTAAACTCCAGAAGCGCCAGGATATTCCAGGCCAAGTGCGCCAAGTGAGGCAAGCCGCTCTCCTCATCCAAATCATCCGATGCCAGAAGATGCCGCCACAGAGCGTCCATGTACCTTTCTTCAGCGTTCTCGACGTTCCGCCAGCTATTCCTGGAATACTTCTCAGTACCGAATGTCCCTACCTTCGCCACTTCCATGAGCGCCCGCCTGAAGTCCAGAAGCACCCCCGCCTGAATCTTACCGGCATCGTGCTTTAGTGGGTCAACCTTTAATTCACCCAAAATTCATCCCCACATTTTTATTGAGTAATTCTTGAAACCATGGTCTGGCTTTGTTGGAAATCGACCTTCCTACATCTTTCAAAATAAGATTATTTTTTCCTAATGTGTCTGCCTCTTCTGCTGCGATATCATTAACAATCCACCTTAGAAAATCACCCATTTTTTGGATCGTCGGTTCTTCCCCTTCAAAAATTTCAATTATTGCTTGATTCAACCTGTTTTCAGTGACAGCGTACTCAACAAATTCTCTAACATTATTAATTTTATCCACGTCAACATCTGCTATTTTCTTGACCTTCGATACTGAATGTTTTTCTCCCTTAGTTTTGAATATGTGCCTGGTCCCAGCGTATTCGGCTGTCCATACGATTCCTTCGCCAACGCCGGAAACATTAAATTTTTTTCCAACTGGACATTCATTTTCAACTTGGTTAACTAACTCAACAAATTCATTTTGCGCTAACTCTGGGTAAGCAAAATCTACCGCTACTTCAAAAGTTTTAAAGTCGTTGATGTTGTAAATTAAATTTTCCGGATCTCTCAAATAAGTAGAATCTATATAATATGAATCACCTTCTGCTGGTACAATTTTAACAGCGAAGACAATAAACATTTTTGGTAGTTGATGGATAGCGCAACCTCGATTAATCCCTTCACCACAGTATTCTCCAAAAATGCTAATTATTCCTGGATTTCCTTCATTAAAATAGAAATGGGAAACGAGGGCTATCATATCTCGAAAACTATCCTTTCTATCATTGCAAAATTGCCAAAAACCATTATTATCGGCTTCAATAGATAAGATCCTTTTCCTTGATTGTGTCCATGTTTTTCCATTATTTGAAACACAAAAACCGCCATTCGACCCATGTAATTTCACAGTTCCATGAAAAGTGATGGTTGGCTTCTTTACATTGGGGTTAAATATAGGTTCATTATCTTGATCTATCCCTTCAAACTGTGCTTGATGAACTACATTACGAATTACATCTCGGAATTGAGGAATTTTAGAAAATGAAACATGCCGAGCATTATCAACCTTTAATCCACCCAAAAGGATTTCCTCCCAATCTCACGAATTAACTCGGTCACTTTCCAAACTCCGAAGCCCATCAAAACAAGCGGCATCGCCATCGCGGTCAGGCACACACAAAAGAACTCAGCTACTGCGGTTGGCTTTTCTACGTTTGTTCCTGATAGCTCTTTCATCTTTCAACTCCCTGTTTTCTTTCCGTAAAAAACGGATTAGCTCATCTTTGTGCTCTGCCTCAACCTTCAGCTTTTGCAATTCCGCACAGGTTCCCTGGACACCTAAATGCTCTATAAACGGTAATCCGCAACTCTCACAACATTCCATTGGCTCTCCTTTATATAAAGAACCTGCCTTCCCTGCTTTCCCCTTATGAAAACAAGCGCTGCCATTCGCTGGCATTTGCGCTATAGCCTGAGCTAACTGAGCAGGTTTGGTTCGCTGGGACCGACAGGAGGCCCCCCGAAAACGGTCAGGCTACATCAAACTGATTCTTTGCGCCACTGGACCTTCAGCTTAGCGATATTATCAAGCGCTTTCCTGGCACGACGGCCGGCGCTACTATTCCCATCGTAAAACTTATCACCGTCTATTCTGGCAATATCCATCCACTTTTTAATCTCTTCGAATGTGTCTTTACCTTTCATGGCTTTTTCTCCTTTTTAGCTCTTTTTTCCGAATCCCATGTCAATTTAGCCAGTTTAGCATTGGCTTTCCGGATGCAATCATCGCACCTGTCTAATTCCGTCAGGCATATGGAGACTGTCCCTTCATCCCATGTTCGTCTGAAGTCAGCTGGTTCCGCGTTCCCTTCAATGACCTTCCCGCAGTTTTTTACATCACAAATCGTAACTTGCATCTTTCCTCCTTAATAATCCCCAATCAAGTTGCTCCGGTCCGTGAAGAAGAAACCAAAGCTCTTTAAACCCTTACGCTCCCTGAAGCTCTCAACTCCCAAGCTCAGACCACCGTACACAGCGCTGCCCACCGCAAACACGCAATCATCCTGCCGTCCGTACTTCTCACTCTTCTCCGGGCTACCGAACTTCCCTTGGGTCGCCGCCGGATTGTGGTCAAACACCCCAATCTCTTCCTTCAGAATGTCGTCCTCTTTATTCCCCCTTACCCACACAGGCGCCGCCTTAAACCGCCCATGCTTGTACGCCAGGAACAATTCCGTAAACATTGTCCTCTGTCTCGAATAGGTCGGGTAATAAATGTCGGCCAGGATATTGTTCTCATTGCACCAGTTCACCAAGTCCACCGCGCCCCATCGTTCCGTCCCGAAGGCGTCAATACCGTCAAACTCCTCCTTAATGGCAATCAGCGTGTCCTGAATCACCTCAACCGAATGATCCTCAATGTCGGCCAAATGCAGCAACACGTAAATATACCGGGGCGCCTCAGACTCGTCCACAGGGTACGGATTCGTCCTACTTCCCATCAGCCCTTTCGCAATCGCCACCACAATGGTTCTCGCAGACGTTTTGGTTTTCATCGGGTCAGCCCTATCCATCCCCGTTAAAATCGCCCAGTTCGTGTCGTAAATGTTGCTAAGTTTCTTCAGATCGTCCTGGGTGGCCATCGCGCCTCTTCCACTCACCTTGTCCCTCAGTTCGTAGATGTCGCTTATCGGCCACAGCCTCTTGTCCATGTCAGCAAACAAATGCCCGTGCTGATCTTCCAGCTGCTGCATAATCTCGGGATTCTTGACCTCAAGAATCTCATCATCGCTCTGCCTGCTGATAATCTTCCGCTCCTGCTGAATCATCCGGTTCTTGTTCGTCAGGATGTCCATAAGCGCCTTGTGGACGTTCACCTGCTTATCAATCCCCACATAGTTGGTCGCCTCAATCATCTCATCCGTAAAAACCCGCTCGCTGCCGGCGCTCCATAAATTCTTGAAGTACCGCTCAAACTCCCCAAACGGAAACTTCTCCTTATAAGAATCAAGCTGCTGCTGGGTCATGTTCGGATTAAAAAAGTCCTTATACGACCCCTTCGCGCTACTCCGATAAGAAAAGAACAGCTTCGGGTCCTTATCCTTCTTAAACGTCTCGTACAGCCGGTACAGCACGTGGCTCTTCTCGGATACCGTCGAATCGATCAGCCCCAGCGCGTTCGGGACGTTTCTTGTCGAGCCATCAATCTGCACAAAGAACTTCGGGTTCTTCATGTCAAACATTTCAGAAAAAGAATACGCCGTAATGTTACTCACAATACCGCTGAAGCTCGATATGGCCCTGATCATGCTCTGGGTCTTTTGGGTTCTATCCTTAATTCTGATCTCTTTTTCCCGGATATTCTTCCTTCCAATCTGGGCCAGGAGCTTCGGGCTATTTAAAATAATGTCCCTGATGATGTCGTAATGCACAAAACGAATCTGGCTAACCGAGTTCGCCCCCAGCATAATCTGCTGCCTCGGCCAGTTGAAAAACTTCCACAATATGATCAGGCACACCAGCAGGCTCTTGCCGTCCCCACGCTGCCAGCACAAAACAATCAGCTTGTACACGAACCGATTGTTCTCCATCCGCAGTGCGTCCCGCAAAACCTCCTGCTGCCCTTCCCACATATCCAAATAGGACCGGCCCGTGTCAGGATGCAGCGTGTCCGGCAGTTCTCCCATAAGCGTCCAAACCGGCACGCTCAAACCAATCGGGTAAATGCTTACCCTCACGCACTCGTTGCACCACCTGATGAACCCCTCTCCACCGTTTCTGTAGTCTTTGTCAGACATAAGAGTCCCCGGGCGCCTGAAACATGCTCATTTGCTCAAACTTTGGCGCTTTGGGTTTCATCCAGGTATCGTCTCGGGGCGGGACTATGTCCTCGTACATATCACCCCACTCTTTTGCCACAATAAACGGCCGGGGCAAAGCAGAAAACTTGAATGCTTTGAAGTCAGATGAACCATCTTTATTAACCTTGCCAATACCGGGGACTTCGCCTTTGTGAGTTGCGATATAACGGGTAAACCACCCCCTGAATTCGTTAAGATTGCATAACGTCCAATGACACAGCGTATCAGCACTTGCAAAGCCATAAAAGAAATAATCTCCCCAACCCTCAACAACCTTTGCAAGCTCCGTTTTTGCCCCCGAAGGACGACCGGCCCTTATCGTGAATTCATCGTTGTGCCTTTTAAGCGTTTGATACCCTCGCTCGGTAACGGAACGCCTTACCCTGCATCCAATCCTGACTGCGTCCATTTTCAAAACCATCAGGTCAGTATTACGATACCTGTCCTCCTCGACCGGCGGCTCCCCAATCAGGTACAATCCAAGTATCTGCTTTATTTCAGGCAAAAACTTGTCAGACCACCCCTTGTCCGTTTCCCAGTTCTTAGCCATTGAATTTATCCTTTTCATTGCCAAAGGGTTTCCACCCCTCTCGGTTCTTACGCGCAAATACGTCTATCTTGTCACCACTCGTTACCCTGTTTAATAGATCATAGAAAGCCTCGGGCTTTTCAGAGTGTTCGCCTCTCGGAGCTTCAAAACAGCATGGAAGGGCTTTCGTGTCCGTGAACTCGGCAGTGCCACGCTTCCCCAGCAAAACGAACTCGCAGTTGTATTGCGGCAATCCGAAAGGCTGAAAACCACCGGGCTTGTGCCACACCATCGTCAACAAGTAATTAAAACCCCATGCTTTCAGAATTCGCAACCCATGCGGAAGGTACTTTTGAGTCGTCCACATAAACAAAAAACTATCATCGGCGGAAAATTGGTCCACCGGGAAGTCCATTATTTCCTCAACCGTCATAGTGGGGTAATCAAGAACATCCTGGTTTGGCCGTTCATCTCTCTGTATCTTCTTTACAGGCCACGGGGGGTCAATAACAATTACGTTATATTTATCTTGCGGTATTTCTTCCGGCATTACGAACTTCTTCATCAGCGCTTCATAGTCGGATGTCAACTGTTTAGACCTCTTCGACAGTCGCCTAGATAAATTGGTCTGCACCTTCAGGGTTTCCTTCGTCTTCTCTAAATCACTTTTAACCGCCTCGTAATCTTCCGGGATTACCTCGACCTTCTCAGCAGGCTTCGCTTTCTCTGCCTTCAGTTGACTCTTTAATTCCGCTATTTTCGCCAACACCTCGGTCGTCGGCAATTTATCTTTCAGCATCTCGATGTTATCTTTCAAAGATATCGTCAACGCCTGCTGAGTCTTGTACTTATCTTTAAAATCCTTGGCAGCCGCTTCCTGTATCGTGGCGCCTTCTGATTGCGACTCAAGATGTTTGAATACAAGCGCCTGGCCTTCATCATCCATTTGCGCCAGTTGATAGGCCACCTTCTGAGTGATACCTTTCGCATCCAGCATTTTGGATAATTCCGGTATCAGGTCGGCTATTGTGCGTAGGCGTGATATTGTGGCTTCTGACTTTCCGGTTTCTTTGGCTAACTCTTTCACGGTGAAAGAGTTTTCATCTGTCGGCCCTGGCTTAATCCCCTTAATCTCATAAAGCCGCTTAATCGCCCCGGCCAACGCTGAAGTCGAGTTGGTACGCTTTCGGATATTATCCTCAATCCTGTACTTCTCGCGCTCTAAGGCGTCCTTCACGACCTTAACAACTACCGGAACATCCTTTATCCCCAGCGCAATACAAGCCCTCCGCCGTTGATGCCCCGCTATAATAATGTTGTCCTGGTCTATGACAATCGGTGCAATAACGCCGCCACTCTCATAAATGGACTGTTTGAACTCTTCAAATTCAGGACCAACAACGTCCGGAAAAAACTCGCTGTTACTCTCGTCTGGAATAAGCTTCGATACATCCATCAAATACCCTCCTAATGCAATAACAAAAAAAGCCCCCAGAACCAAGGGTTGCCATGTACGAACGATAACCGTACACCCAAGGCTCTGCGAGCTTTATTTATTATTGAATTCATTTCGTTATCATTCTTATACATGGCAATAAAAGCATAACGTGTCAGGAATCGCCTGTCAAGACTTTTTATTAGGTTATCCCCTTATCCTCAGCCAACCACTCCGGAATACTGAACTCATAGGTGTCACCACTGATAAGCTCAGCCTCGCACTGGCTCTTCGGGAGCCAATACTCCTTGTCACCATCGTTCACCAGCCACGCTTTGCCCGTCTCATGCTTCAACTCGCCCGTGATTACCGTCATGTCTGTTTTTGCCATTCTGGTTCTCCTTTGAGATTGTGTGGATGCGGGAGGGGGAATCGAACCCCCACGACCTGGCGTATGAAGCCTGGTGCCTTACCACTTGGCTATCCCGCGACACCCTACGTATTCTCCGTCTCCAAATCCCCTTTATCGTTAATCGTCACCGCGTAAACCCGTGCTTTCCCATCGTAATGGTTAGAACCCGTCGGACCATCGTCCCCTACCGTTTTATCAAAATACATGTACATCTCCGCTTTCGAATCAAAGCTCAGGACGTATTCGCTATCCAGTATCGCCTGGTCCTCCGTCAAATAAGGCGCCGCCTTCAGCGTTTCCCTGAAATTCAAATTGTTATTGAAAGAAATGTACATGCAGCATCGCTTATTATCTTTCGCATACGTCTGGATAAGTCCCAGTAAATCAGATATTTTCATCTCATCCCTCGTTTGGCCTGAAATGCCTGGTCATGCCGCTTACACCCGCTTCATTCATCCAATCATCCGCCCGGTGCAGGCATGTCTGGCACCTGAATTTCTCATCACCAATCAGCTCAACTTTGTGGCAAACAGTACACAACCCCCTGCCATTAGGCTTCTTCGCTTCCTTCTGCTCAGCCACGTAGCTGGCGTGATTCCACGTGCCACTCGGGTATCCGAGAGACGACTCACGCTTCTGCCCGTGGCTCCTGTCAGCGTACCGATGCTCTTTTCGGTATTTCTTCCGAAGCTCCTTCGCGCGGGCCTTCTTCGCACCAGCCCACCAGATTAGGCATTCCTCCCGACTGCATACCGGAATCTTGAGGTTGTCCATGATTCCAAACGCCTTACCGCAGTTTTCGCAATACCTCGGGTTCTCCTTTAAAGATGCCCTCAGCTTCTCGCTCAGCGCCTTGCCTGCCTTGCGCTTTCGGAGAAGGTCATTCTTCACCCTGGCGTTCTGGCAGCGCTTTCTTTGGCAGTATTTTTTCGCATACCCGGTGAGACCCCCGCCGCAGATTATGCAATGTGATGTATTGAATATAGGTTTGTTCGGCTTGGATGATTTCGGCATGGATAATTATCAAGTTCCTTTTGGATATGGTCGTTGATATTATCCGTTTATGAATAAAAAGTCAAGGTAAAAAAGAGGGTGGCTCAAAAAAAAGCTATTTGCTGTCCTCTAGGGCGTTTTTTCTGGTTTTGGTTTTTCTTGACATCCAAGCTGGTGGGAGTTAATTTTAAAGAAAGGAGAAACCATGGGCAGTATCCTGCACGTTACCAAAGGCGGAGAAAAACGGACTTACCAGATGAATGATAACAAATCTGGGTCTCTTCACCGTTATCTCGACCTGGACACTCATCAAATATCATATCATATGGGGAAACAAATCGGAGGTAAGACAATAAATCCGGACGGGGCATTAGGCCGAGGGCTGATTGAATTCGCCACTCAAGCCTTTCAGCAACCGGATGCCTCCAGGATTAAAACCAAAACTCCTCCGGCTGCCACCATCTGCGGGCTTATCGCCGCTTTCATCATGCTGCTCCTCATTTTGATGTAGGGTTTTCTGATGCTTTAGGTTTGTTCTTCGTTCCTGGTGGACGGCCACGCTTCTTCGGGTTGACCACTTCTGCCGGCTTGTCCGGGGTAGCTGGCTTGTCCGAACCATCCACTTCACTCAGCTTGTCGTAGAACCCCGGGTCTCCCTGCTCCAGCAGTTCCTCGATAGATTGCGCACCGCCCAGACTCGGCGCTCCTCCCATTCTTCCGTACTTCCGCTCAAATTTCTCGTTGATCTTCAGATCGTGCATCTCCTTGCTTATACATTTAATAACGTCCCGTATTTCTGCGAAGATCGGATGCACCTTCAAGGTTCCCTGTTTATTCTCATGAACCATCTGCTTCACAGCGTACGCTTCCTTTTTCATCCGAATCAGCTGGTGGTACAGCGGGATTAGGTGAATTCCTACGCGCTGGAGTTCAATGTCGCTTAATTGGTCGGCTATGCCTCTTTCGGGGTTGGGGGAAATCAGGTTGTCATAAACCGTGTTCATATAGGTTATTTCTAAGGCGCATCGACCCTTCCTGACGTATGGACAATCATCGTAAACTGGGCAATGTTCCTTGCAAATCGTTACCGGGTCCCACCTTTGCAGGGGTTTTCCGTCTAAAAGTCCTATCCTCGGGTACAGTTGGTTTTGTCTTGCTACGCCCATTTTATTGGTCTCCTTTCGTTGATCCTTATATCTATATATGGATAGAAATGCAAGGTGAAAAGAATTCGACATAAAAGGCGCTTGGATTCCTGGAGGATATACCCAGGATATTTGTGCTTTGGGCGAAGTTCTGGCACGGTTTTTGGCGAACTAAAATCGAGACGAGTACCCCGCACTGGCTCAAGGGGCGGGATGCCTCCAGATAAACGGAGGGGTGGACGGCGCGTCTAGTAACTAGATCTCGCGTCCATTGTCTCGGCCTCTGGTAGCTGTGACGTATAGAGGTGGTGGCTTATAGAGGTGGCGGCTTATAGAGGTGGCGGCTTATAGAGGTGGCGGCTTATAGAGGTGGCGGCTTATAGAGGTGGCGTCTTATAGAGGTGGCGGCTTATAGAGGTGGCGGCTTATAGAGGTGGCGGCTTATAGAGGTGGCGGCTTATAGAGGTGGCGGCTTATAGAGGTGACGGATGATGGATGATGGATGATGGATGATGGATGATGGATGATGGATGACGGATGATGGATGATGGTCACACCTTTATATGGTATAGAGGTGTTTATCAACGCCAAGGGCTACTCCACGCCAAGGCT